TACTACCGCCTCATCGTCAACGGACAGGAGCGCTGGCTCACGCTCCAGCAGCTGCGCGACACCAGCTCGAAGGTGACGGCGGCTGATGAATATTTGCGTCAAGCCAAAGAGTCTGTTAAAACGTCTCTAAGCGCCCCTCCATCCTACACGGACGAGGCGGCGGGTCTGGCGAGAGGCCGGACGCGTGAACTGCTCAACCGCGCTTTGATGGGTGAGCAAGAGGCGATTGACGAACTGGCACAAGTACTCGAGCGACCATCGGCCATGCCCGACGTCGCAAAACTTGTGGACGAGCGAGTCGATGGTCGGTTGACGTTTCGTGAAGCCGTTTCGTGGTTTGACCGGGAATACGCTTCGGAGCTGAAAGATTCGAGACTGAAGGAATTCATGGTGTGGAAGGACGGCCAACTGGCCGCAGCCAACCCCACGATGGACTTCAAAGAGCGACTCCGCCTAGTTGGCGAAGATGCTCGAGCCCTACGGGGCCGGTCGACGATCGTGCAGTCCGAACCTACCCGCGCCGCAAAAGAGCAACGCAAAGCGTCCGTTCGTTCGATTCCGCAGGCCGCTGGACGGCAGGTGGATGAGGCGGACGAAGATGACGACGAGACCTACGAGTCAGCTATCACAAAGATGGCCGCGGCTCGGGGCCAAGTCAGACCGGTTATCCACAAACGTTAGTAGGCTCGCCATCGTGGCGGGTCTTGCAACCAGGAGTCTCGCCACATGGCAGGTCAAGTTTGGGCTGTTAACAGCCTCGGTGGCTATCTCTACAGCCGCCAGCTCTCCAACGTACTGCGCGCCAACGTGCAGCCCCTCGTCAAGTTCCGCCAGTTTGCTGACGTCCACGACATCAGCCAGCAGGGCAAGAAAAAGGGTGACACCTTCACGTGGGACGTCTTCTCGGACGTTGCCACCAACGGCGCAGTGCTCGTCGAAACGAACACCATGCCGGAAACCAACTTCACCATCGTTCAGGGCACCCTGACGGTTACGGAAGCCGGCAACAGCATCCCCTACTCGGGCAAGCTCGACAACCTGTCGAAGTTCCCGGTCGAGGACGTCATCAAGAAGGTCCTCAAGAACGACTGCGTCAAGTACCTTGACCGTGGCGCTTGGACCCAGTTCAACCAGACGCTGCTGCGTGCCATCCCGACGGGCGGCACCTCGACGTCGGCTGTGACGCTCTACACCAACGGCACCGTGACCGGCACCAACAGCATCGCGTTCAACAACGCGCACTGCAAGGCCATCGTGGACGCCATGAAGGAGCGCAACATCCCGGCTTACATCGCGGACGACTACTACGCGATTGCTTGGCCGACCACGCTGCGCACGTTCAAGAACAACCTCGAAACCATCCACCAGTACTCAGACACGGGTTTCAACCTCATCATGAACGGTGAGATTGGCCGCTACGAGAACACCCGGTTCATCGAGCAGACCAACATTGCCAAGGGCACCGGTACGGACGGCACGACCACGACGGCGTGGACCAACGGCGTTTCGGACTGGATCTTCTTCTTCGGCAACGACACGGTGGCGGAAGCCATCGCGGTTCCGGAAGAAATGCGCGGCAAGATTCCGACCGACTTTGGTCGCAGCAAGGGCATCGCCTGGTACTACCTCGGCGGTTTCGGCATCGTCCACACGCTCGCGATCAACTCGCGCATCGTGAAGTGGGACTCGTTGGCTTAAGGAGCCCATAAAAATGAGCAACACCAATCTTCAAAAGTCGGCCGCCTACGACAACCCGGCCTACCTCGCTCGCCCCACGTTCAACACCGTGATGGCCGCCGGTTCCGGCGGTGTCTCGGGCAACTTCGTGGCCCACGCCAACCTGCTGTTGTACGGGCTGACCGCCTACACCACGACAGCCGGCACCAGCACGTACACTGCGACGCAGTACTACAGCGCTGGCGGCACCTCCGCTACGGTCCACGTGGCTGCCTCTCAGCTTTCGCTGATTCGTATCACCAGCACGGCGGCTGCCGGCGTGGCTCCGGCCCTGTCGACGAGCACCATCGGTCCGTTCTACGTGGACACGCTGTTCGCTAACGGCACGGCCACTGGTCAGATCGGCGCGACGCAGACGGTGGCTCTGAACACCACGACCGGCACCGCCGGCCTCGGTGGTCTGGCCGTCCTTCAGGGCGATCGCTTCTACGTCGTCAACGGTACGGACGGTTCCTCGGTAAACCAGATCTCCATCGAGTATCAGGTTTTGCCGGGCGCCAACGTCGTCGCCTAAGCAAGGGGAATCACATGCCAAAGGTCAATCAGATGGAGCGGAGCTCGTACGAGACTCCGCAGATCAGCAAGAACACGCTGGCCACGCCCATGTACGGCGGCGCAGCTCCGTCGAAAGATGACGTCATCCGCTCGGCTCACGCCCGCGGTGGCATGCGTCACGAGATGAAGAGCTCCGATGTGGCTGACGTCGACGTCCTCCCGGACTCGGCAGAAATGCTCGGGAACGAGATGGTCGGCGCCCGCAACAACGGGTATCTGGTCAAGAAGGGTTTGGAGTTCGGTGTCAACGCGTTCTACAACACGCTTGGCCCGGGCATGGACATCGAGGACCAGGAAAACGCGGACATCCGCGCCATGGACATGGTCGTCTACGAGGGCGGCATCAGCTTCCCCGGCGACGGCTGGACCCATCGCTCTCTTGGTGGTCAGATGCCGCGGACCAAGGACATGGGCCGCCAGGCCATGACCAACAAGATCGGTTCCGCCAAGTCCTGATTGAGAGGAGCCAGCCATGCCCAAGGTCGTGCAGGAAAAGTTTCAGGTCACTTTCTCCGAGGACTACAACTCAAAGGCCGAGGATGACCATGGCTGGCTCACGGACATGGAGGCCCGTTCCAAAAAGGGTCTCAATGGCCGTGAAGGCAAGGCGGGTGGCGACCATGCCTCCCGCTTTGTGAACAATGCCCTGTTCTTCAATAGCCTGCCCCCGGGCATGGACATTGAAGACCAGGAGCTCATTGACGCCCGCACGATGGGCATCAACCTTGTTGGCAACATGCCGGACAAGTACGCCGAAGGCGACCTGACCAACAGTGAAGTGAACCGCACCTCGCTGGTCAAGGGCTACGACAAGAAGAAGCTGCTCCAGACGGACGACGTCTACACCCGTGAGCACAACGACGCGTTCTACGACGACGTTGGCGGGTTTGTCGAGCGCAACAACTACCTCGACCGGAGCTAAGACATGCCCGTTACACCTCCGTCGAATCCGGTCCCGCTTGGCGTTTGTTTAATCGATCCGACGTCCGGCATCGCGTATAGCTCGGGCTGCGCGAACTACACGACCATCACGACGGCCGGCACTACAACTGTCGACTCAAACCCGGGTGGTGGCATTTTTTACGGCCTGTATTGCTTGGCTACCGGCACCACGTGGACGGCCCTTGCCCTCGACTATTACGTCACGGGCACCACCACGAACACCGGCACCATGATTGCCACCCAGACGGCCGCGGCTCTTGGCTTTCAGGCTAACCCGGGCCCCGGCGGCACTGGTGTGCGCTACAATGGCAACTTAGTTGTGGTCACGAGCGGAACCCCCGGCTCGTGGAATGTTCTTTGGGACTGAGGAGGCTCCATGTCCACTGCAAAAGACGAGTATCTTCCGGACGGCACTTTGCTGTTCAATCCGACCAAGCCGCACGGCACCATCTACTCTGACGGCGCCAGCACTTCTCGTTGGGTTCAGAACGACGTCGAGTACCGAGGCGACCGCAAGCCGGTCGATTACGTCGAACCGCAGTCGGTAGACTCAAAAACGCCCAAAGCCAAGGCGTAATTCACCGGTCAAGCCGGTAATTAAGGCCGGCCTTGCGCCGGTCTTTTTTTTAAGGAATTGCAATGTCTTATACTTCTTCAGTACAACGCAGCCAACAAGTAGGCAGCGCATTCACCGTTGCAACATTGCCAACCGCTTCACAGATGGTTGGTGAACCCATAGGAATGTTGGCTTATACCACTGACGGCGGTCTGTACGGTTGGAACGGTACTACTTGGGCGGCCGTCGGAGGCTCCAATTCTACGCTGACCGGTCCTGTCACGGTCAATGAAGCAGTTGGCTCTACCGCTCTGACGTTGACTGGCGCAACTCAAACCACATCGGTTCCGGTTCTTAACGCAACGCAGACTTGGAACAACGTATCCACCACGTTTACCGGTATTAAATTAAACGTAACTGATACAACTAGCGCCGCTGCCTCGTTGCTGATGGATTTTCAAGTTGGTGGCAGCAGCTGGGCTAGCATCAGCAAAAAAGGCGCAATCACGGCTGGCCTTACCGGCGCTGCAAATGCTCTTACTGCAAACGCCCCAACAATAAATGTTCGGCAGCGCATGAACAATGCCGCCGTCGCATTCACTTTGGCGCAGTTTAATTTTGAAGACCAATCTAGCGCACAAACGTCAAAATACATTGATATTCAAAACTCTGGAACAACGGTTGCATCGTTCTATAAAACTCAAAATTATGGGAACACTGTTTTTGTAATTGGCACAACCGTTGGTTCAATTACAGACCCAGCGATAGTTATTAGCCGTGGCGTTAGTACTACCGGTAGCGGAAATGCGCATGGCTTTGTTGATATTTCTACTATAGGCCGTACAGGAACAATTGGATACGCGTCTTACGATACTCAGGCAAATTTTACTTCAACTTTTAGTTACGACCATTTTGCCGCTTTTCAAGCAAGGCCAATTTATTCAAACACTGGCACTACCGGGGCGGATTACGGTCTATATAGCGTACTTACAGTAAATGCAGGCGCTACCGTTACAAACAGGTATGCAACGTATGTTGCTGACGCCACAAATTCCGGAACAATTGGCTCGCAATACGGCTTGTATGTATCCTCGTTGGCGGCTGGCTCTACCGCTAATTGGGGTGTCTATGTTGCCGGAAACAATCCCAGTTTCTTCGGTGGCACTGTCCGCGTTGGCGGGTACACGGTTGCAACTTTGCCAGCAGCCGGAACTGTTGGTCGAACCGCATATATCACGGACGGTGATGCTTTGCTTGTTTGGGGCTCTACTGCTGTAAACAGCGGAGCTGGTGCAACCAAATATTTGGTTTGGGACAACGGTACAAATTGGACTGTTTCCGGTAAGTAAATTTGTTTTTGCAACACCGTTTAAGGAACCATCATGGGCGTCAAAATCTCCAATTTTCATTTCGCTACCCTGCCGCTGCCTTACAAAAATGACGAACCCGTCACTCAATCACCAGGTTGGTTTTCGCGGATTTTAGCCGCGCTGAACCCGTTTAGTTAAGCACCACAGGGAGGAACCTATGGCTTGGAGAGCAGAAGACCCGCAAGGGAATGAGGCTGGCAAGATCCAGTGGGAAATCGTCAAGTACACCCGCGGGCGCGGACTGGACGTTGGCTGTGGCGGGACCAAAGCGTTTCCGCACTTCATCGGCGTGGACAACGGCGCGGACATCCACCTGTTCGGCGCTCGGTTCCGGCCTGACGTCTGGGTGACTGACGGCACGGACCTCGGCATCTTTGCCAGCGAGTCCGTCGACTTTGTGTTCTCCAGCCACATGCTAGAGCACGTACCGCCTGAGAAGGTGGTGGCCTGCCTGAAGGAATGGCTGCGCGTCATCAAGACTGGCGGATACCTCGTGATGTACCTGCCCGACGAGAACCTGTACCCCAAGGTCGGCGAGCCCGGGGCCAACCCGGACCACAAGTGGAACGTCAGCTACGTCCAGCTCGTCGAGTACATGAAGAAGGCCGGCAGCTGGGATCTGGTCGACTGGCAGCGCCGGGACCAAGGCTACGAGTACAGCCTGTACACGGTGTTCCAGAAAAAGGACAAGGGGCACGTGTTCTCGTGCAACAACCCGAAGCCTGCCAAGACGGCCGCAGTGGTCCGGTACGGCGCCTACGGCGACATCCTGCAAGCCTCCAGCATCTTTGCTGGCCTGAAGGCTCAGGGCTACCACGTAACCGTCTACTGCTCGCCACCGGGCTCTGACGTCATCCTGCACGACCCCAACATTGACGAGTTCTACTTTCAAGACAAGGACCAAGTGCCCAACCAGGCATTGGGCCAGTTCTGGGACTATCACTCGAAGAAATACGACAAGTGGGTGAACCTGTCCGAGTCCGCGGAGGGCACCTTGCTGGCGCTTCCGGGCCGATTTATGCATCAGGTCCCGCCAGTTATGCGTCATCGCATGCTGGACGAGAACTACCTCGAGTTCCAACACGAGACCGCCGGCCTGCCGCATGTGCCCCGGGTGAAGTTCTTTTCGACCGACGCCGAGCTCCAGTGGGCCAAGGGCGTTCGGTCCCGCATGACCGACTTCGTCATCGTCTGGTCGCTGGCCGGCAGCTCGGTGCACAAGACATGGCCGTGGGTGGACAACATCATCGCGTCCATCCTGCTGGAGTTCCCGCAGGTCAGCTTTGTCCTAGTAGGCGGCGATGCGGCCGTCCTCCTCGAGCAGGGTTGGTTCAAGGTTGGCGACGACGGGATGCCCGTCAAGAACGAGCTGGGCCGCAAGGTTCAAGTCGAGCCCCGGGTGCACCCCATGTCCGGCGATTGGACCATCCGCGAAACCATGGCGTTCTGCGCGGAAGCCGACATGGTCATTGGGCCGGAGACGGGCGTTCTGAACGGTGTATCTCATTTGAGTATGCCAAAGGTGGTTTTCCTCTCGCATTCGTCAGAAAAGAATCTGACTCGGGACTGGGAGAATACCCACACGCTGCGGTCTGCAAACACCATATGCCCCGGCCGCGGCAACAATGAGGCGCCCGCCTGTCACCAGCTCCACTACGGCTGGGACCACTGCAAGCAGGCAACAGCCGAGGATGGTCAGCCCATGGGCATCGCACAATGCCAGGCTGACATCACTCCGGAAATGGCGCACCGGGTCATTTGGCACGCCCTGACGGGCGCTTTGGCACTAGAAAAGGCGGCATGACATGGCGACCAGCGGCACATACTCTTTCAGCATCACTCGGGATGACATCATCCGCGAGGCGATGCTGAACATCGGAAAGCTCGACGTTTACGGGTCCATCGATCCGGTCGAGACGGCCGACTGTGCCCGCAAGCTCAACATGATGGTCAAGACATGGATGGGGACCATGGACTTCGCGCCGGGTCTGAAAATGTGGACCCGTCAGCGCGGCGATTTGTTCTTGTCTCAGACCCAGTACCGCTACGCCCTTGGCCCAACTGGTGACAACTTTGCCGGAGGCGTGACGGCCATTGCCGGCGCCAACTTTGGCACGGACCAGCTGTCGGTGGCAGCAGCTGCTGCGGCCACCAACATCTACACCGGCGTGGGTTCGACCTCGAACTTCACGGCCAACGACTACGCGGTCATCCAGCTCGACAGCGGCGACATCTTCAGCACCACCATCAGCTCGGTTAACTCGGGCTCAGGCTACGTCACCATTGCCGCTGGGCTGCCCTCTGCGGCCAGTTCCGGCAACTACATCTGGAACTACACCACTAAGGCCCAGCGGCCCTTGGACATCGTCACAGCCATCCTCCGTGACGATACAAACAACGACAGCCCGCTGAACGTAATGACGCTTCAGACTTACGAGGCGCTGCCCAACAAGACGGCCTCGGACAACCTGTCCGACCCAACGGCCATCTACTACGAGGCCCAAATTGGGACTGCTGGCCCGGGCTCGTCCAACGGCAACCTATACATCGACTGTGGCGGTGCTCAAGACGTCACCAAGCAGATCCACATTGTCTACTTGCGTCCGGTGCAAGACTTCAACAACCCGTTGGACAACCCCGAGTACCCACAGGAGTGGTATCTGGCGTTGTGCTGGGGCCTGTCCAAGCAGGTGGCGCCCATGTTCAATGCTCCGTGGGGTCAGGTTCAGGAGTCCCTGTTGCAGGAGGCGCTGGCGCATGCCAGGGAATCCAACGCCGAGCGGACGGAGATTTACTTCATCCCGAACGCCGAGTACCCCTGATGAAAATCACGCCCATGTTCGGCAACGGCATTGCGAGCAAGTCACTTCCCGTGACTGCCCAGCGCCGGCTGAACTGCTACTTTGAAAACCGCCCGGACGGCGACAAGACGTCGGTCGCCGTGTTCGGTACGCCCGGGCTGGTTAAGAAGGTGACACTACCAGAGTATATTGGTCCTTCTTCTCTTTCCGCATGTCGCGGCCTCTATGGCCGTCAGTCAACTTTATACGCGGTCTCTTACAACAAGCTCTATTCGCTCGACACCGCATTTAACGTCACCAGTTTGGGAAGCATATCGACTACGACTGGCTCAGTGGGAATCGCAAGCAATCCCTCCCAATTGATTGTGGTTTCCGGTACTTATGGCTACCTGTACAACTACTCGACAGGCGCATTCACCCAGATTACCTCTGCCGGCTTCCCCAACGGCGCCCAGACGGTCACATTCGTTGGCGGTTATTTCGTTTGTGAGCAGCCCGGTACCCAGTACTTTTGGGTCTCCGACCTGTTCGACGGTTCCACGTGGAACGCCCTGTCGTTTGCCTCGGCCAGTCAGTCCTCCGACCTCATCAAGGCCGTGGACAACCTGATTGGCAACCTGGTGCTGTTCTCCGAGCGCCACACGGAGTTCTGGCAGAACGTCGGCGCCACGCCTGAGCCGTTCCAGCCCATCATTTCGGCGACTAGCGAAGTGGGGCTGGCGGCGGTGTTCTCCCGGGCGCACGTGAACCAGACGATTTGCTTCCTTGGGATGAACCCTCAGGGCGCCCCGCAAGTGGCCCAGATTCAGGGTTACAACATCACCATCATCAGCACGACCGACCTTGACGACATCATGGCCAACATGTCCACGGTGTCCGACGCGGTTGGCCTGTCCTACGTGGTCGATGGCCACCCGATGTACCAGCTGACGTTCCCAACCGCGGACCGCAGCTTCCTGTACGACACCTCGACTGGCATCTGGTCCGAGGTTCAGTCCGGCGTGACGGCTCAGTACAGCACCCGGCATTACGCCCAGTACGGCACGTACTTCAACAGCCGGGCCGTCGTCTCCGACTACCGGAACGGCAACCTGTACTGGTTCGACACAAACGCCTACGACGACAACGGCTCGGTCATCCTGCGGGAAGTAGTAACGCGGCACGGTAGCATCGACTTCAACGTGTTTACCGTCGACGAGATCTACCTCGACATGGAGACCGGCGTGGGTCTCAAGACTGGGCAGGGCTCCAGCCCCATCATCACGATGGAAGTGTCCAAGGATAACGGGGCCACCTGGTCAACTCCTCGGCAGCTGTCGGTTGGCGCTTTGGGCAACTACCACAACCGCGTGGTGGCCCGTCGGTTTGGGTCCAGCCGAGATTTCGTGTTCCGGTTCCGCATGACCGACCCCGTTAAGTTTGTCATTACCAACGGCGCTGTAAGCGTCCGGCAGACGCCCCAATGACCGCCCCTCTGTCCCCTATTCCTGGGCCACAAATCTCCACAGGCGAAATGCTGACGCCCGTTTGGCGCAGCTGGTTCAACCAGCTCTACCAATACATCAGTGTGTCAGGCGCCACGGGTGGTTTCATTGGCGCGGCCACGACCCTGAGCACGACCAGTCCGCTGGCCGGCGGCGGATTGGTGTCTTCCAGCCTGACCTTGACGCTGGACCAGACGGCTCTAAGCATCCGCCAGACTCAGGTTCAGAATCTTGCTTACAGTTTGTCGCTGAAGGCGAACCTTGCTTCTCCTGCCCTGACGGGTGCCCCAACCATCAATGGCGTGGCCATCAGGACCGGCGCCGGCAGTCCCAACACGGTGGTGACAGGCAACATTGGCGATCTGTATCTCAACACGACTGGCGGCGCGTCCACGACCTTGTACGTGAAGGAATCGGGCGCCGGCACAAACACGGGATGGGTGGGCAAGTGATAACAGCTCTCAAGACGTTTACGCCCGAGAAGTTCGACCAGCTCGAGGCCGAGATGCTGGCGCATCCGCAGGCGGAATGCGGCGTCCGTCACATGTTTACGCCAGGGCAATACATCCGCGAAGTGACCATCCCCGCGGACACTTACGTCATCAGCCACAAGCACAAGCACCCACATTTGAACGTGTTCCTGAAGGGCTCGGGCACAATGATTATGTGCTCCGGCATCCACAAAGAGCTTCAGGCGCCCATGGTGTTCGTGGGCCAGCCCGGTCGCAAGGTTGGCTACACCCGCGAAGAAGTGGTCTGGCTGAATATCTTTCAGACCGACGAGACCGACATCGACAAGCTAGAGGCCATGCTGTTCGACAAGTCCGAGCACTTTGTCGCGGCGCAGCAGCTCCAGATTGAAGCCAAGGCACCTGATCAGGTGTCTCTAGACCAAATCGACTACAAGGTGGTTCTTGACGAGCTGGGAGCCACTCACGAACAAGCTGTGGCACTTTCTGAGGAAAGTTCTGACCTGATTCCTTTCCCCAGCGGTACGTACAAGGTCAAGGTTGGCCATTCCAAGCGACAGGGCCGCGGGCTGATTGCGACGGCCAACATTGCCCCCGCTGAAACCATTTGCCCGACCCGCATCGGCGACAAGCGGACGCCGGCAGCCAGATACGTAAACCACTCCGCAAACCCCAACGCCCGTATCGTAATCGTCAAAGACACCATTTATTTGGTAGCATTGAGACCGATTCGAGGCTGCGCGGGAGGGTTCGACGGCGACGAAATTACGGTGGATTACCGTGCCACGGTCGCGCTAAATTTTCAGGGAACCTCAACATGAGTGGAGTCGCTTCAGCAATTGTCGGTGCAGCCGTCGTTGGTGCAGTCGGTTCAAACATGGCCGCAGGCAAAGCCGCCAGCGCCACCAACCGCGCATCGAACGCAGCCATCCAGCAGCAGCGCGAGGCTCTTGCCCAGCAGGAGCGCCTCTCTGCCCCTTATCGTGGGCTTGGCGAAGCCGCCATGCCTGCCTACATGTCCCTGCTGGGTCTCAGCCAAGACGGCACTCAGGTCGACCCAAAGCTAGCGCAGGAAACCCTGCGCAACCTCCCCGGCTACCAGTTTGCCCAGCAGGAAGGCCAACGCGGCACTTTGCAAGCTGCCGGTGCCATGGGAATGGGTCTGTCCGGAAACACACTAGCGGCCCTTGAGCGCTACAACGTGGGGCTCGCCGACCAAACGTATCAGGACGAGCTGCGCAACCTGCTGGCGCCCGTTCAGCTTGGTCAGGCAGCCGCTGCCAATCAAGCCGCCAACGTGGGTGGCGCCGCGGCCAACATCGGCAACATTCAAACTCAGCAGGGCGCCAACCTAGCCAACATTGGCATGAACCGAGTGGCTGGCATCACGGGCGCGATTGGTCAGGGCATCAATCAGTACACAACCTTGCAGACTCTCCGCAACCTCGGAGGCGCGGCCCCGGGGTCTTTTGTCGACTATTCCGGCGCTGGCATGGGACCCGGTCCCTATGCCCCACCAGCTACTACGGGGCCGTAACATGGCAATTGACGCAAGCATCATTTCCAAGATTCCCTCGATGGGCCCCGACATCATGGGCGCCCGTACCGAAGGCTATAAACTCGCCGACGTCATGGACCAGCAGCAGCTG